TTAAATGACCAGCTTTACCCATTCCTGGCCGCGAGTATCGTTATAGCGATCTGTTGTTGCCTGCACTTTATGACCAAGCAGCGTTTTAGTATCGATCCCTTGAGCGCGATATAGCCTTTCAGATAAAGAGCGCTGTTCGTGGAATGTGGTTGGCGTTTTTCCTGCCGGTGGATTAACCCCTGCCAGATCCCGGGCAACCGCAAAATAATCACTCAGATTATCTTTGCTCATTGGCTGGCCTTTTTTCTGCTGCCGACTGTGAATCAGGTAGGGACTTACTATTCTGTCCCGGCAACGTGCAATCACATCCTTCAGTGTCATGCCCACTGCATCGCAATGAAGTGACAGTGGTAGCGCCAGGCGCATATCAGTCTTACCCTGAATGACATGCAAATGATCGTCCCACACGTCGGAAAATTTCATTCTGACAATATCCTCTCTTCGCTGGCCAGTAACCAGAGCGAGAAGCATGGCGTTCCTGTTGTAATGCCCTTCAGGGGTAACATTGAATATGGATCTCCAGTCCTCGATGCTAAGTCGGGCACGGGTTACTTTCGGTACCGGTTTGCGCGTCGCCTCCGGAGGATTCCAGCCCGGAGGAACTTCGCCGGCATGTTGCGCTTCGCGATATATATCCACCCATACCACACGGTTATTTAGTGCGGTGCTTGTCTGCCCCTTATCAAGCCATTCCTCCAGTATCAGGGAGAAATCCCTGACCTCCAAACTACGCAACGGATGATTGCCAAGTCGGCCAACTAAAAGATTAGCCATTCTCATTTTTTCTTTGAGTCGGGTTTCTGATAAATCGCCGTTATCTACGCGGGTACGCTGCACTTTTTCATAGCGAACAATCCACGCCTGTAAACTGATCCCACGAGCCCTATTTGATGATGGTCTTTCGTCTATTTTCTTCAGGAAATAATCAGCCTCAGCTGCTGCCAGTCGCTGATTGGCAGTGGATGCTATCTTTTCTGCTTTGACTTTATCGGTACCAAGTCCGTGAAATTTTCCGGTCACCGGGTTTTTATATTGGTAATAGGTTTTATCGGTGCGGCGATCAAACCGGGCATAAAGCCCGGGTATAGATATGCTATTTTTTCGTGGCCTTGGTGACATGATCCAGGATCTCCTTTAACGCATCATCATCGTCATCGTGAATTTCTGGCGCCACGCCGACAGCACCTGGGCCAACATACACGGCATTGCGATCAACGCACCAGCGACCGCATATTTTTTCAGGCTTTGGGTTTATGTATCCCAACTTGCCATATTTCACCAGAGTGGTATTCGTTATGGAAAAACCAAAGCGACCGGTTTTCCATTCCGTCAGCGGTATCAGAAATTGTTCACTCATAGCCATCACTCGCGATAGCCAGCCATTACAATACGCGCAACGGCTGGCGCAGGTTGATTATCAAAAATCAGTCAGGTTTACCACTGGTTTAACCCGGCGCCGTTTTTTCCTGACTTTAGGCTTTATCGTTGGCTTTACGATTTGCGGTAGCGGTGGTGGTAAAGAATGGGCATGTTCGCTAATACGCTTACGATCCCCCATCATCCACACGAGTCTTGCTGTCCAGTCTCGCCCGTCATCACAGACGTGCGGAGAACGGATCAGGGCTTCATCGCCGGTTAAATTCTCTGTCACTGCTCCGCCTCCGCACTTATAACCCCAGCGGCCAACGCTGCGGCCATGTGCGGCAATTCGTCGAAATCGCCGCGGTATGCCGGGTTTGCACACATCCCCTGCAGAGCTGCGAGCGTCAGTTGCTGGCGGTAGGTGAGGGCCATCGGTTCAGGTTTTGGCGCAGATACTGTTTCTGGTTCCTTTTTCGGCTTAACGGTAACCACGGGAGGATCCATCACCACTGCTTTCGGCGGTTCCGGGCGACGATATTCAACGATTGCATCGAGGGCGATTTTCTGACGCACAGCGACATCATCAGACCAGCCATCAAGAATTGTCGTTGCGACATCGTGAATTTCTTCATCGTTGAAATTTGGCGACAGACAAAATTCAGTGGTAGCAATATCGATGATCAGTAGAGGAAGAATGTCAGCGATAATATGACCGGTGCATGCCACAACGCCTTCCGCTTCTTCCTTGCCCATAATGTCAGTACGTCCGGAAAGCAGGTCGTTCAGCGCGTGGGCAATCTCAATTTCATGATCATCCAGAAGTAGACGATCGTCTTCCTGTTCGGTTACTTCCGTTTTTTCACCCTCATTTGAGGCGCTATTGGCAAATGCTGCATCCAGTTCTCTGTTGAGTTCTGCAGCGCGAGCCGGGCAGACTACTGCTGGTGGTAAATTTTCGTCCTGTAACGTCTGTTCGGTTTTACCATCAGATTTTGCTCCATCATTTTTTTGTGGCAGCGGGGCAGACGTACGGCCGCAGGCAATATCAATGACCAGTTGTGGTGGATTAACGCAGTCAAAACCTGCAATACAGCTATCGATGTATTGGCGAAGTTCGCCAGGGTAAATATGAATTTTTTCATCAGCGGTTTTGATGATGGCCACGATGGACGCCGGGTGATAATCATGAATACCCGGTGTACGTGAAAATGGCGCACACCAGTCATCAATCTCGACATCTTTACTGCACAGCATGGTATTGATGCGCATTTCAATGCCAACAGGGGGACTGCATACGTCGAAATCCATGGAGCGGGATAATTTGCCCATGGCGGTGCGATAGCGCAGCCTGGTAGCAAGTTCGCTCATGCCTGGTTTTTTCTCATCGCGTTTTGCTGACGGAGTATCAAGCCATTTATTAATAGGCCTTTTGATATCGGTCCATTGCGCTGTTTCTTTGAGGGTTGTACGCAGATGTGCCAGCAGTTCTTCCTGGCGTTCCGGTAGCAGTGCCAGTACACGAGGTTCGCGGGAGATAGCTTCCATCAGTTCGCGGGCCTGACTGCTCTCTTCATCATTAACCAGATCCATAATCTGACCGTATTGTGTCGCCGTGATTTCCTCAACTGGCCCAAACAGCACCAGGCTGGCGGCGCGATAGTTGGCTGGCAGCGGCTTAACTGCCGTCATTTTTTCTTCAGTCTGTCCTTCGCTCATCTGATTGCCATCATCGGCAAGTTCAGGCTCAACCAGCACGCGCTCAGGTTTGCCTGTTTCAGCATTCCAGACTATTTCATCGGAGAAAAAATCAGGGGTTAATACCCCCATAAGTTCCGGGCGCGGGATGCCTTCGCCATCCTCCCACACCTTTGGTTTGAAATAATCATCAGCAAGTTCAGGCGCGGATTGCAGGAAAATTCCGTGTAACATCACCTGTGCCGCGGATTTGTTTTTTGCTCTCACAGCGCCAGCGTAAACGGGAAGCTCCTTATTTTTATCAAGCGAACCCTTTTTAGGTTCGAGCATTCCAGAAAAAATATTCAATTCAATAGTCATAACAACCTCAATAATGTTTATGTGAATGGCGCGCATTGCTTCTGCTTAAATTGCAGCGCCGCGGTTCATGAATTTGTTTGTAGGAGATAGCATGCTCAAGGCTACAGAAATAAGCAGTCACTACTCTCTTATGCATTCTTTTTGTTGATTTATACATGGAGTCATCAGAACTCCATTTTTTGCAATACGGACAGCACTCAAGTGTCACTTACCCTCCCTGCATGGCTGGTTATGACAGGGCCATCATCGATGGGTATAGTTAGCCCTGCCAGTTAAGGCATAAATAAAAACTCTCTTAATTGTTTGTAGTTATCGAAGGGGGTAAATAAAAGTTCAGCGTAAAAACTCGCTAATATTAACCCTCTGGTCATTAACTATTTTGGTCATTACTTTGATGAAACACATATCCAGTACCGCCTCATCTTTATATTTTTGAACACCGGTTATATCAGCCACAGCTTTTTTATATTCAGCTTCAGCTGTGCGCTGGGCAATATCTTCTCTGGTAAATTTAACCATTGGCACGCACCATCCTGAGCAGAGATTCAGTGTGATCGAGAGTAGCTTTCTGTTGTTCGTACAGTGCTTCAAGTTCAGTTGTAAGGCGGTCGCGAAAAACAGGAACGCTTAACTGATAAATAAAATTATTTACTGAGCTTTCCACATCAGGATCCCCGTCCGGTATAACTGGCTGTGAATTTTTCATAAACCCTCCGGTAAAAAAGGTGCCCATCGTGGGAGATGGGCAAAGACCACGCGGCACACACAGCAACTAATCACATCTGCAAGCGCACTCCGCCTGTTTCACGCCTGTCACCCATAACTGGTAAGTGAAGGAGTGCGCTTGCATGTTGTGTTCGCGGGGTCTACTTCCCTCCTGTCACGGTTCTTTCCCCGCGTCATCATGTGTTCATTCGGCACATGAAACCCATTTGCCGGGATTCCACCGACTCCCATCTGTTTTTAAAGCCACTCAGATATCGTCTGGACTTGCTCGTCTTTCCGAGCCGTCAGCGGTCTACTTCCCGCCGTCACTGCCGTCGAGGGAGCTGGCATCTCTCCGTTTACACAGTTGAACGTCTGCCGCTGTTGTCGGTGCTGGTACCGCCACTGTCCAGGACATTTATAAGGACCGTCTCCAAGTGGTAACTCTTCAAGTCCCGGTAAGGATCCTGCGAGATACTTACCATGACCGGCTGATACTCCCTGAAAAAGGCTGGCGGTTACCGGAAATACACGGGAAAACACCGGGCCGCCAGAACAGGGTTCTACTTGTTATTGCTTTGGCCTGCTTTTAACCACATCAGGCGCGGTGGATCCTGCTATTCCCCAACAGTCAGGAATGCGATAATCTGGATACCCCCAATAGTCATAAGGAACTGAGATGCAACATCTTGATTACGAAGAGAAGCACATGCCGGTTCAGCAAAGGCCACCGGCTCCACCAAAAGAAGACTGAGGTGTTATATGAACCGAGACGATTTGGAGTTTGATATTAACTATTCGTATTTCATTGAAAAAATGAATTACACCCTTCTGAACCGAATAGATAAAAGCATTACCCTTATCCTTATCGTCTTGGGCTTTTCTGTCTTTGCTCCATTCAGCAATATGTTTATTTTTGGTGTTTCTGTTGCCGTTTTGTCTGTACTTCAGCTGGTTTATCAATTTGGGCAAGAAGCGGGTTTATCTAAGGAGCAAATGAGGCAATACAAGCGTTTACTTGTTGAATTCTCAATTCTTCCTGATGATGAACTAAGAGCCAGATATCTGAAGATCCAGGACGCCGACAGTAACCCTTGGCGGTCGCTGCAAGATGCTGCATTTAAGCGAACCTGCATCGCACTGGGACGTAATGATGATTCTGAAATATCATTCATACACAGCGTGATTGCTTGGATTGCGGGTGACCTGCCCCGAACAAAAAAGGTGAAGAAAGATGTCAAAACCCGTGCCAATAATTCCTAACCATGTTCCCCCGAAACCCAGACCACCAGCACCTAAAGGATGAGATATTACTGATGGACCACACATCTCCTCATCCAGACAGACATGGACACGTACCTACACAACCACGTCCTCCTGCACCACCAAGTAAATAAACAATTACCTTGGTTGGGGTACCCAGATTGTTAAAGAGCGAAGCGTCCAGTAGGGCGCTTTTTTTGTTTCTGGCCCTGTATCGCCAGGGTAAGCGGAACATTTTGATTCTGAGTAATCACTGCGTGTGGTTACTTGATGGGGTAAACTTAGGGTAACTTAAGTTTTCAATCAAGGTTTATTTTGTAGAAAAACCTAAGTTTTGGGGCGTCTAAACATAACTCATTGATTTTATGAGTTGAATATTTTCGTTTATTTTACTCGGGCTTTTCTTTTTCTCTTCTCTGCTTCTAGCAGTTCTTGAAGGCGGATGCTGTTGTTTTCGTTACGGGCGCGTAACTCATTGAGGAAGCCAATCTGATCTGACTCGGGAAGTGAATCGAAGAGATCTAATAACTCTAATTGAATCTCAGTTAACTCTCTTTGCTCTTCTAATGGTACCGGCGCACCGGGAATTTGGGCTTCATCACCAAAGAGAAGCCATGCTGGTGCGCACTGCAGGCCTTTGCTAAGGGCAAACAACCTCTTTCCCGCCGGTTGAGTTTCATCGCGTTCCCACTGAGAAATCGTGACGTGTGCAACCTTTACCAGTTTGCCCAAGGCAGCCTGGGAAAGGTTTAACTCTTTGCGTCGCCTTAAAAGACGAGTACCGAAGGTTTCTTTGTCCATATTAGGTAATTCTAAATTCTCTTGACTTAAATTTCTCTACGATCTACTTTTCTTAGGAAAACCTAAGGAGGAGTAATCGTGTTTAAAAAAGACGCAGTTAATTTTTTTGGAAGCAAATCAAAACTGGCAAAGGCTGCTGGTGTTGCTGCTTCATCGGTTTCTGTATGGGGCGATCTCGTACCAGAGAAAAATGCGATGAGACTGCAAATCGCTTCTGATGGTGCCCTGCGATATGACCCTCAAGTCTATGACAAACATGCTAAAGCAAAACGGTCAGGAGAATTGAATGATGAAAATCAATGAGATCAAATTGCTGGCTATCGAGTTGGAAGAGTGGGCGATGAAGGATGGCAGGAAAGGGGGATGGAAAAAGATAGTCCCGCTGATTACAGCGCATCACTACGGTGATTTGCTGGACAGCCTGGCGGATATCGTCGACCCGTCAGAGTATGCGCGTCGCCTGCATAACAATACGCAGATCATACAGCGGGCATTTCGAAATGACACGCCGAACTATCGTGGTCAGGCAGCTGCGTTGGCACCAGCAATCAGGGCTGCGATGGATGCAGAGCTGGCTGGTCAACATGACTTACATAACCTGGTGGCCATTGCGAACCGCGAGTGCATCGAGGCGACCAGCGCGGTGCTGACTGGTAAGCCCATGCAGGTTATCCGCAAAGAAACGGCTGAGGCGATTCAGGCGCTGGCCGATCTCATCCCCGGCGTCAGCATCCAGTTCAACCATATTGGTCCGCGCGCGGCGTAACAGGAGGCTCCCATGCTTGCCCAGGAATTAGTAGACCGCATGAAAAATGCGATGAAGCACAGATTACCGGCGGAGACAGTCGATCGCAGCGCTGAACTGATTCCGGGGATGAAATACCGCAACGAACGCGGACGCATGGTGACGGTAATGAGAGTTTCCCATCTTCGGGTTATGTACCGATACGAAGGCTATCAGGACATTTGCGAGACAGGCCGGAGAGAGTTTGAACTCAAGTTCAGGAAGGTGCAGTCATGACAGAGCGCACAGCAGGTACGGAGTTTTGTGTGAGTAGAATTTTTGAGATTGTCCAGTCGATGTCCGGTCAGGGGAACTGCATCACGATCCCTTGTCCCTACCTGGATTTTTTCGCCGGTGACCGCCAGCAGCATTTACTCGCGGCGATCCTGAATCAATTGGTGTTCTGGTCAGGTAAATCCCACCTCGAAAATGGCTGGTTTTACAAAGAGCATGCGGTAATTGCTGCGGAAGTTCGAGCCTCCAGTGAGGACGTCATCCGCAAGGCAATGAGCAAAATAATCAGCCAGTATTTGCCTGGTGTTATCGAAGAGAAGAAACGCAAGGTAAATGGTACGCCAAAGATGCATTATCGCATCAATGAAGAGGCATTAATTGCCCTGATATTCCCGCCAGTGCTGGATTCGGCTCTTAAGCCGAATGGAAACGGCTCTCAAGCCGAACCCAAACGGCTCTTAAGCCGAATGGAAACGGCTCATAAGCCGAATCCTGGAAACGGCTCTCAAGCCGAATCTATTCTCTATACAGATCTTAAAACAGATAAATACATACAGATCTCTTCTTGTCCGGGAACTGCGTCCCCGGAAGCCGATTTGTCCGCAGGCGAAGAAAAAAAATCATCTTCTGAACAGCAAAAAGGCAAATGGGGCACACCAGAAGATCATCAGTGCGCTGAGTGGATTTTTTCCCGCATCAAAAAACTCTACGAGAAGGCCGCCGAGACAGACGGCGAACTGTCACGCCCAAAAGACCCTAACTGGAATGCCTGGGCAAACGAAATACGCCTGATGCGCTGCATAGACGGGCGTACCCATCGCCAGATTTGCGATTTATTCAAACGCGTACAACGCGATCCGTTCTGGTGTCGCAACATCCTGAGCCCTTCAAAGCTACGGGAAAAGTGGGATGAATTAATTATCCGCCTTGGCGGTAGCACGCAACAACGGGATGTTAACGCCATTTCAGTGCCAGACAACACCATCCCTGAAGGTTTCAGGGGCTAAAAAATTAACCTGGAGAATTTTATGGAAACCATTTTAGACGTACTGAAAGCGATGGAAAAAGCGACTGCCCGTGAAATTGCGGCGCGCATGAAAATTGAGCCAGCGGCGGTGATCGGGATGCTGCGTGAACACGAAGAACGTAACGAGGTTATTCAGGTTAACGGGTACTGGAAAGTTTCTATCGGGGAAGTTAAATCACAGCCCACGGCGGCCAGTTCTGTCAGCAAAACACTGGCAAGTGTATCAGTCAGCGACGTCATCGCATTACTGGCGGAACATGGACCACAGACATCCCTTGAGCTGGCAACACTGGCAGGTATTGAGTCCAAACGTGTGGCGCCAATGCTGACCCACCACATGACAAAAGGGCGGATCATCCGCGAAAAAGTGGGCAGTAAGTTTGTTTATTCGGTGCCGGCTACTGCGTCAGTGAAAAACAAAAGCTCAGCTACCCAGGAACTCGATACATCAACTTCCCCAGTACCAGAAAAATCTGTCACTGAAATTGTCGAAGAAATCCCCGCTTTCGTCAGCCGTCCTGATGATCTGCTGATCCCAACGGTACGCGGTATCTCAAGTGAAATTCGCCGCACAAAAGCGAAGCTGGCCAACCTGGAAAAACTCCGTGAAGCCGTTCGCAGCATTCGCAAGCACGGGGCGCTGATGCAGGAGCTGGCGCAATGAAACAGAGCGAATTACCACGCTGTCCGGAGTGCGGGAACATGCCTGAGTACGCGCTGAAGCCCAATCAAATGGGGTGGGTATGGGGCGGATTGAAATGCCCGTATGACCATTACCGTGTGAATTTGAACGGTCCAGCGGGCAGCCGCGCGCAGGCAGAAAAAAAGCTGGCGCCACAGTGGATTGAACTTGTCGAAAAAATAAGCCAGGAAAAAACAGCATGAAACCAACCTATGAAGAACTGGCAGTACAGCTCGCTAACGCCGAGAGCAAGTGCAGGGAGCTGGCAGCGGAGAATGCGGCGCTTAAAAATCCAGATAACTGGCTGTCACAGAGCGATTACGGTTACGAAGCTGCTGAGGTTGCAACTCAAAATGGCGCAACTGAAGACGAGTCACTGAGAGCGGGGATGGTCGCAATTATTAATCGAATCGAAGCCCCAGCCACAGATGCTTTCATGGCTGAAGTGCGGGCGCAGGGTGTGGAGATGGCTATTGGTCACATCGAGCAGACTATATGCCCAAATCACGAAACGATACTCAACGAGTTCGCCGCCCAACTTCGCAAAGGTGCCGCGCTATGAGCAATGCTATCGATGCACATCTCACCGATGAAGTGATTAACGCCGCATTTGAAAATACCAACTTCGGGCGCGACGACTTTCGCACCATCCTGGCTGAAACCGTTATGAAACGAGCCGCTGGTTATCACTCTGGCTGGACGGCGACGACCATTTGTACTCGTCTCAAACTGCTGGGTAAGCAGGAGCGTCCAACAAAACTCGGCCTGACTTTTGCCTTTCACCACTACTACCGCCAGAGCGTCCGCGATGCGCTGATGCCAAAACAGGAGGCAGCCCAATGACAGCACTCAACAAACAGGCGCTGCGTGAAGCGGCAGAGAATGCGACAGCAGGGCAATGGGTTGTTGAACTCGGCGATGAGGTTTACGCCGTTGATGGCGATGACAGCGAGCAAATTGCCATAGTGTTCAGTGACAACGGACGGAGTGATGCAGCATTCATAGCCGCAGCAAGTCCCGTAGCAGTGCTGTCTCTGCTGGATGAAAACCTCCAACTACAGCGCGACAAGGATTCCCTTGAAGCAGTTGCGATTGCTATGCGTGACGATATGCGGGATGCGCGTGAAAAGCTGGAAGCCGCAGAGAAGCGCATAGCAGAACTGGAGGCGAGGACGGTGAACTTACCAGCAGCATGTGCTGATGATGAGTATTTCATTGATGGCGTTTTCCAGGCATTGCGTTACGAGCGCGATGTTGAAAGAGCAATCCGCGCCGCTGGCATTGGCGTGAAGGGGGAATGAGATGCGCGAATTACTTGGAATGGCTGGGGCAGAACACCAGGCCACTGTGATGTACCAGACGTTCGGACACCTCGACGCGAAGCCTGGTGATAGACACGCTGGTTACTTCATTTTTATCAATGGTCAGCACGGTGACATGGATGTGGTTTACAGCGACTTCCCTACGTTCGGTGAAGGTCCGGGATATTTCCATGACCGAGAGGATTTTATCTGCGAACTGACAACCGGCGACGGGCCATGTACAGCGGTAGGAATCTATCGGTTCGACGGTGAATACCGCCTGCCGAAAAGAAAAGGTTCTGCGCGTTTCGTTGGTAAAACCATCTGTATTCAGAAATTCGGTGAGGACTAACCCATGAAAACTAACAACCACCCGGCGAACGGTCCTGTATCACTCGATCGCCTGCACCAGATACGTGAAATACTCAGCAAAGCAGCAGCACAAAGCGACGGCGGCAATCTCGGATACGCAATGGCTGATGCTGTGAAGGTAATTGAATGGGTGCTTGAAGCGAGGAATGCGGGGTCGGAATAAACAAATAATTAATGAATTGAATGAATTGTCCATAGAATGAAAAACCATCTTATCACGATGGTTTTTTTATTATTTATGGGATAGAAAGAGGGGGTATAAGTTATCTACCTGAAAATAAAATCGAGTTAATCAAGTGACAACAAAGAATCGACACGGACTTTCTCGGCAAGTGCCTGCAGAGGTTAAACGAGTTATCAGGCAAAGATGTGGATTTGGCTGCGTGATCTGTGGCTTCGGATTTTATGAGTACGAGCACTTCGATCCAGATTTTGCTGATGCTACCGAACACAACCCTAATGGAATGACATTGTTATGTTCTCAATGTAACCAGAAACGAGCCAGGGGCAGACTGTCCGCTGAAAAGGTTGCGTCAGCTAATGCTCATCCTAAGTGCCTTCAACAAGGGTTTGCGAATGAGCTTTTTGATTTTCATAGCGAACCATTGGAAATAGTTTTTGGTGGATTAACGTTCTACAACTGCGAGCACCTTATAGTAGTAAATGATCGGCCTATCTTGTCTGTTCAGTCATCTCCTGAACCAAACTCTCCAATGTTACTCTCGGGAGTATTCTGCGATGTACTTGGAAGGGAGATGTTAAGGATCCATGAGAATGAATGGTCTGTTAATTCAGATAATTGGGATGTGGACTGTGAGGGGCCGAGAATAACCATTAGAAGTGCTCCCCGTCAGATTGCCCTTGTTTTGAAAATGAATCCCCCGAGGGGAATAATTGTAGAGCGATTAGACATGACTTTTGAGGGGGTAAGATTTATAGGGGATGAAAAGAACCTACAATTTACGATGGATGGGAGAAACTGGAATAAGTGGTCAGGAGGGGCGATCAGAAACGGCTTTGTAGGTATATTCATTGAGAACAGACCTAAGGTAGCAAACGATCCTGTATACGTATTATAAATAACTTTCTATTTGTTGATGCTACAACCACATGAGCTTTACTGTGCTCAGGACTCCCCGGATTGGTACATCAACGATCAGGACTATCGGGGGCAGAAGTACGCGAAAGATAAGCAGGTTGCCCGCTGCGATAACGCTGTTCCTCCGCCGTTTGCTGAAGCACTGGTGCGTGCTAATTTGCCAGAGCTTTGTCAGCAGAAACAAATAGCGGCGTAATAAAACATTGCTAATTCAACCCGCTACGGCGGGGTTTCTTTTTTTACTGCTGACAGAAAATTAACAATTTGTGCTCTTAAAACGTTGATCATTTCCGTGCATAGGTATACTGTATAAAAACACAGTACATGCAATGGAGGCCATTATGAAAGTTGAATTAACCATTGATCGCATGAAAGAACTTCCTAAAGGCGCAGTACCAGCACTGGAGAAAGAATTGCTTAAGCGCCTGAATGATTACTATGACGATTGCAGGCTCACAATCCGCCGTGCCGGGTCCGATGGGTTAAGTGTTTTTGGTGGTGACAAGCACGATAAAAAGAAAATTGAATCAATCCTCCAGGATACCTGGGAAAGCGCAGACGAGTGGTTTGTTAACTAACACCCCCTTAACTGGTAGCTCCTGCTGCCATTTTTTAAATCGAGTTTCCGCATCGCCTCGCACAATTATTGCCAGTAAATTCAGGTCGATTCAGGTGTGGGAATCTTTGCAAGGGGCATCTCATGCAAATTCCGGATGATTTAATCCCAGGGTTGCCGGAGCACACTGGCCCGGTTCTGATTTATTTCGTGAAGGGGAGTGTGGTGAGGGGATTCGCTTTACGTAAAGATGAATTTGTTACGTCTTTGCGGGCACTGGAAGAGGCCAGAAAGAAAGCTGGTCTTCCTGTTTCTGATGCAGGATAAGTTGGGTTATACTCAACACGGGTCTGAACAGCCCGCTGAGTAACACTGCGCCAACCGGGAAAACGCGATGGCGCATAAAACTGAATTACCCCATTCACACCGTTCCTTCGTGAGCGGTGTCGCTGTTTGTGCTGGAGGTGCAGCATGAGCAGATCAAAAAATAAATCTGAGAAACTCCACCTTTCCCGCGTAGCTGGTCTGGGCTGCATTGTCTGCAAAAACCTGAATCTGGGTGAAACCCCAGCAGAGTTACATCACATCCGAACTGGTCAGGGAGTTGGCCAGCGCGCTGACAATTTCAAAGTTATTCCTCTTTGCCCAATCCATCATCGCCAGGGCGGACACGGCGTAGCCATTCACGCTGGCCGCCAGTCATGGGAAGACAATTACGGTACTGAAACAGAGCTGCTGGTGCAGGTTCTCTACGAACTGGGGGAATCCGCGTGAGTATTACTTATGGTTCAGTATGTAGTGGAATTGAGGCTGCAAGTATAGCGTGGGAGGTTTTGGGCTGGCGACCGTCATGGTTCTCTCAGTTCGATCCTGAACACAATTATAAAAACGGTCCAGATTTCCCATCTGCTATTCTGGCGTATCGCTGGCCGCACGTAACAAACCTCGGTGATATGACAAAAATCGCCGCAGCAATACGGCGCGGAGAAATCCAGGCACCAGATGTTCTGGTAGGTGGCACACCGTGCCAGGCATTCAGCATCGCTGGTCTGCGTAATGGTCTGACTGATTCCCGCGGTCAATTAACTCTCGCCTTTGTAGAACTGGTAAACGCAATAGATGAAAAACGAAGAGAACAGGGAAAACCTCCCGTCATTGTCGTCTGGGAAAACGTACCCGGAGTATTCAGCAGCAGAGATAACGCTTTCGGATGTTTTCTTGCAGGGCTTGCCGGCGAAAGCTGTGAACTGGAATCACCAGGGAAAAAATGGACAAACGCTGGTTATGTGCTGGGACCAGAAAGGTCTGTCTGCTGGCGAGTGCTCGACGCTCAATTTTTCGGAGTGGCCCAACGACGCCGCCGTGTGTTTGTTATCGCAAGCGCTCGAGGGGATATCGATCCCGCAAAAATACTTTTTGAGTCCGAATGCATGCGCCGGGATACTCCGCCGCGCCGAAAAGCGGGGAAGGGCATTACCGCAAATACTGGGCGTCGCATTGCTAACGGTAGCCACTGGGATGGGGAATATAATCCACATCCAACCCTCAACCAGTCACACAACATCGGAGGCATAGGTCAAAGCAACCAGGAATTATTCAGCCAGCGCGGAGGTGGAATCGTTGGTGTCTTTCGCATGCGGGCATTTGGTGATTATGTTAATGATGAAACCGCATCCACTGTTAAAGCGCGCGACCATAAAGATGCAACCGATCTCACTGTGACTTATTCAGACGTCAGCAGAACGTTGCTTGCCAAATCAAATGACAGCATGGCTGAAGATTTGGATACCTATGCCATTCACGGCACACAAGACCCAGACACAAACATTAATTTTGCTCATACGCTGGGACGAAATCACGGGCAGGAAAATGCAGTTGCTTATGCCTTCAAGGCTGGTCAAGGCGCAAAAGCGGGTGGCATTGGCTGGGCAGAAGAACAATCCCCAACTCTGACCGCCGCCAGTAGCGGATCGAATTTATCCCCTTCAGTAATGAAAAACATGGCCGTTCGTCGCCTGACACCTGTTGAGTGCGAGCGTCTGCAGGGTTTCCCCGATAACCACACTTTAATCCCCCGTGATAAGCGTAAGCAGATCACTGCTGATGAATATGCTTACGTGCGCCATCACAATCCAAAAATAACTGCAGAAGAAGCCTATCGACTGGCGAAAGATGGTCCGCGCTACAAAGCGATCGGTAACAGTATGGCTGTACCGGTTATGCGCTGGATCGGTAAAAGAATCAAGGAGGCTCTTGATGCCTGAATATCCAATTACACCCGTCGGTAAGCCAAGAATGACGCGCGCTGACAAATGGAAAAAGCGCCCCGAGGTTCTGCGTTACCGGGCTTTCTGTGATGAAGTTCGCCTGCAGGGTATTGAGCTGCCGGAAAGTGGCTCGCATGTCACCTTCATCCTTCCGATGCCAGCGAGCTGGAGCAAAAAGAAACGGGCTGAGTTCAACGGTAAACCGCACCAGGCTAAACCTGATTTCGACAACATGATGAAAGCCCTGATGGACGCTATTTACGAAAATGATGCTCATATATGGGATGTACGGGTATCAAAATTATGGGGTGAAACCGGGAGAATTATTATTGAGGAGCTAAAAGCATGACACCGCGCCAACGAAGACTACAGCAGTCAGTATTTGAAAAAGCAGCAGTTGCGCCGCGTAAAAGCTGGCTGGGTAAATGCATTCTTCTGACGGGGATTCAGTCCGGATGGATTAAATCCCTGCTCACTACATGGGGCGAGGGTGTGGGAGGTAAAACAGCACCTCGTATGCCGCGGGGCCATGCGTGCTGGAATGTGCTTAAGGGACGGAACTGGTCAGATAAGGCGCTTGAGCGTTTCACTGCTGCGTTGAATCAGGCGAGAGAAGAGGGATTCCGTGGACAGCAGGCAATGAACAGGGCACATAGCATTCTCTGGCCCCAGTCACCCGCCAGTGTAATAGACGATGCCCTGCATAATGACGATGTCGATTTTGTTGAGCAATGCGTACTGCAGGCACTGGATATAAACGATCCGGTTTATGTTGTTGGTCTTCAGTATTACACCACACGAAAAAAAATCTCAGATATAACCCGGGAACTGCAGGCGATTGCGCCCTGGCTGACACAAGAAAAGGCCAGAGAGCGAGTTAAGTGGTGTTTACAGATTTTCAGAGCAAAGGTGTACCTGTCAGCGAAAGCACTATTGGAAAGCGAGAAATAATGCTTTTGCTTTTTTGTGCTGTTTTTTGTGTCTGGTATTGAAAACTACCCAGAAAATCAGATAATCAATTCATGCTTGGCAGAGCTGCGCCACGATGGCAGCGACAAAAAGCGAACAATTTGAATATAAAGAGAACCCCGCCAGCGCGGGGTTTTTGCTTTCCGGCGATACGACAGGGGTATTCGCGAACGTGCTACGGCACAGTACCCCTGTCATATCGTCGATCCATAATCGTCCACAAGAAAATGAGGCCTCGCAATTATGCGGGGCTTTTTCATTTCAGGCTCACGGGTATCACTCACTGCGTGCTTTGTTGATAAATCCAGCCCGTGAAGCCTGATCCTATTTCCCCTCATTCCTGAGAGGACTCACAGCAATTAAGAGGGGGCTAAATGTCCGATCCGATTTCCGGTACTGGGCTGGCTGGTGGTGTCCTGACGGGAGCCAGTGTCTATGGATTTCTTTCCGGAACCGATTACGGCGTGGTGTTTGGCGCATTTGCCGGGGCTGTATTTTACATTGCAACGGCTGCGGACCTTAGCACAGCACGTCGGCTGGCGTATTTTGTCGTGTCCTACATCGCCGGGATCATCTGCTCAGGGCTGGTTGGTTCAAAGCTGGCTGACTGGACTGGTTACAGTGATAAGCCACTGGACGCTATCGGAGCCGTAATCGTTTCTGCTTTAGCTGTCAAAATCCTGACGTTTCTGAATAACCAGGATGTCGGCTCGCTGGTGGCGCTGATAACGCGCCGGGGAGGTTCAGGTGGTACAAAATGACCCATCGGCAACTTTTAATGCATTGCTTTGTGCTGGGGTAGTGTTAACCCTGATGTTTTACCGTCGCGGCGACTCGCGACATCGACCGTGGATATCTCGTTTAGCGTGGCTGCTTACGGTTATCTACAGCGCCGTTCCGCTGGCGTATCTGTGCGGTATTTACCCGTACTCATCATGGGCCACTATCGGGGCCAACTTTATTTTCCTGTCCGTGCTGGTCGCCGTCAGAGGCAATGTGGCGCGGCTTATTGATGCTGTTTACAAATAAAAAAGCGAGTCGCAACGACATCGCTACAACCCGCAAAGTAGATAGAATCATTAGGATTTATCTTAAGTCTCATTGTGACTTAAATTAAATTGAATTTCATCATCTTAGGTGAATTCTAATCCCTACCATTAATAGTGGTTTAATCCGGTACACATATGAACCAATCACAATTTCAGCAGGCGGCTGGTATAAGCGCCGGGCTTTCTGCACGCTGGTTTCCACACATTGATGCGGCAATGAAAGAGTTTGGCATTACAGCAGTTAATGATCAGGCCATGTTCATTGCACAAGTCGGGCATGAGTCTGCTGGCTTTACCTCGCTGGCAGAGAGTTTTAACTATTCGGTTGAAGGGCTGAAGAAAACCTTTGGTAAGCGCCTGACGCCGTACCAGTGCGAAATGCTGGGGCGTGTCGATGGTAAACAGGTCGCTCACCAGCCACAAATAGCCAATCTGGTTTACGGTGACCGTATGGGGAATAACAGCCAGGGTGACGGCTGGAAATATCGCGGTCGTGGCCTGCTTCAAATCACTGGTCGTGAGAACTACACCAAATGCGGTGCGGCGCTGAAACTTGATCTGATCAGTACGCCAGAACTTTTGACGCAAGAGCGACATGCGGCCCGTTCGGCGGCATGGTACTTCACGTTACGTGGTTGCCTTCTCTATTCGGGGGATGTGGAGCGCGTCACGCAGATTATCAACGGCGGGCAGAACGGCATTAACGACCGCCGTGAACGTTACGCCAAAGCTAAAGCCGCACTGGTGTGAGGTCACTATGGGACTTGAAATGATTATTGGCCTGGTTGTTGCAGCGCTGGCTGCAATTGCAGGTGCTTTTGGTCTGGGTAAATCACGCGGTACAAGTATCGCCGAAACAAAAGCAGACCAGCATCGCATTGAAGAACGTGCAGCAGCTACTGAAGCCGTTGCAGAACGCCGGGTAGAGACAACAAAAGGAGCCAGGGATGTACAGCAGACTGTTAATCATCTTCCTGATGACGATGTTGACCGTGAGTTGCGCGAAAAATTTACCCGTAAAACCTGAAGTAACGGACACGGCCTGTGACTGGGTAAGCATTATCTACCTCACTGAGCACGACATTGAGGTAATGGACCGCCAGACGAAGAAAGACATCTTGGCGCATAACAAATCAGTGCAGGCTAACTGCATGAATGAGCCAGGTCATGAACGTAGAGAATCTAAGTAACGCGCATTACATCTACAACGAAATGAAAGAGCTACAGCGCCAGAAAGGCATACTGGAGAGTGGTTCCGGGCTCGGTGTGACCATCCAGTCTGTCTATCAGGATAATGCTTTTCTTGAGGCCATGCTTCCGCATGCAGTTGCTGAGCTTGATCGCCGTAAAGAGGAGAAGAAATCCGCGCTCGTAGATTTGGGTATTTCCTTCTCATAATGGATTGGGAGTTACAGCAGGTTTTAACTATGTGCCTATGATATTCTTCCTCTAAGCTAATTAACTGGGGGAATGCAAATGCTTGAGTTTGTTGAATCTGTAAGAAAATCTTTATTAGATGAAAATTATGAGGCGGCATTGTTTATTGCCTTATCCCTTCCTGATATATGTGGAAAACTTGAAACTCCTGAAGAACGGAACGGACCAAGAGCAAAAAGATGGTTCAAGGATAACCTTAAGAGTAAATACTTTGCAGATAATCTTTATGAGGCGGTTTTAGCTAACTTTCCCGAGCAATTCGATACAATGCCTCAATACCTAATCGAAGATTTAAAAACAAAAAAACCATTGGTAAAGTTTGACCCTGAAAACTACTGGGCTTTAAGAAATGCATTTTTGCATGAGGCATCGGATAGTACTAAGTTGCAAAAAATTCAACTTACCCACTCTTCAGCACACATGAATATGTTTAACGGTGTGCTTCAGTTAAGTGTTATTAATTTATCTAATGATATTTGCGATGCGGTAGTTAAGTGGGTTGAGAGAATGAAGGATAATAATGATGTATACCAGCGGATAAATTCTAGGGCAAAAATCAAAAATGAAATGTTAGGTGGAGCTATTCGATTTAGCATGTAATAAAACATTCTTTCAGTTTGGCCTCGCAATAGCGGGGCTTTTTAATACGCTTCGCACGCGCACCATGAAGAGAGTCTTTCAGTAGTGAGCCTGGGTAAACCGTTACCTCTTGGCGGCTTTACCATGCGACAGGCTCACGTCTAAAAGGAAACGTATCATGAGCAACAAAATCATTACGCTATCTGGCGCCGCTACTGACGTGCTATATGCGCTGTTTTTCCGTGGCGCGTTGCTGTCTGGTGATCTGCCTTCTAAATCTGGCACAGCCGAATTGCGCGAGCTTGGTTTTGCTGAAACCAGATACACAGCAACTGAATACCAGAAAGAAAATCACTTTACCTTTCTGACATCAGAAGGGCAGAAATTTGCCGTTGAACACCTGGTCAATACGCGCTTTGGGGAGCAGCAATATTGCGCTTCGGTGACGCTTGGCGTTGATATTGATACCTCCGCTGCACAGAAGGCAATCGACGAGCTGGACCAGCGTATTCGTGACACCGTCTCCTTCGAACTTATTCGCAATGGAGTGCCATTCATCAAGGACGCCGCTATCGCCAATGGTGCGATCCACGCAACGGCAATCGAAACACCTCAGCCGGTGACCAATATCTACAACATCAACCTTGGTATCCAGCGCGATGAACCGGTGCAGAACAAGGTAACCATCAGCACCAATGAAATAAGTATTCATGCAAACATTGAAGAGGTTCTGCGGAATGCTCTGGCAGCCAATGAAGAGGTTGAGCGCTTGCGAGATGCTATGAAGAACGCTGCTAACGAAGGTGTACAGCAGGCTTTAGTGGCGGTAGAAAGAGATTTCAAAAGTAACGGTAAACTCCGTCGCCTTCTTGGGATTTAAATAGCAGGAGGTCATATGCGTCTCACTGTATTAGATGACGATCCCGGCAGAAAAATTAATCTCGCTCAGGAACGATACACCGTTTATCTCGACGGTGTAGAGGTTAAGCATGTCTTCACTGCTGATGATGAGAAGGGAGAAGTAATCGCAGCCGTTCCTGATGAGCGTGGTTATATGACGACAGAGAACGGTGAAGTGAAGCAGCATACGCTTTACGGTTCTGTGAGGATTGAACCATGCCAGCGTTAATCCCTCGCGCATGTCGCAAGAGAGGTTGTCCCGGTACGACTACGGATCGCTCTGGTTACTGTGAGCAGCACCGCAATGAAGGCTGGCAACAGCACCAGCAGGGTAAGAGTCGCCATGAGCGTGGCTACGGTAGTAAGTGGGATATCAAACGAGCCCGTATCCTGAAGCGTGACAACCATCTGTGTCAGAACTGCCTGCGTACTGGACGCGCTGTCGCGGCCACAACCGTTGACCATATCAAGGCTAAGGCTCATGGGGGTACCGATGATGATTCGAACCTTGAAAGCCTGTGCTGGCCTTGCCACCGCTCGAAAACAGGGCGCGAGCGCTTTAAATGATAATGATTACCATCAACGGATGTGGAGGGGAGGGGGAGGTCAAATCCCTGTAACCGGGCGCCCAAAGGACCGCCGCCTCAGTCAATTTTTTATATCCGCGAAAAATGAAATTTAACCAGGAGTAACGCTTATGGCTGGAACGGCGGGGCGTTCCGGGCGTAGACCAAAGCCAACGGCGCGCAAGGAGCTGGCCGGAAACCCCGGCAAGCGAGCTCTGAATAAAGAAGAACCTGTATTCACACCTATCAATAGCGTTGCACCTCCCGACTGGTTTATTGAAGAGGAACTCCCGCTAGCCTCCATCATGTGGGAACTGACGACCAAAGAATTATGCGGACAGGGCTTGCTCTGCGTGACTGATCTTGCGGTGCTGGAACGCTGGTGTATCGCTTATGAATTCTGGCGCAGGGCGGTAAAAAATATTGCTGTTGATGGGCTGTCCATCACCGGCGCAATGGGTGGGAAAATTAAAAACCCTGAACTTACGGCCAAAAAAGAACAGGAATCGGAAATGAGCTCTACCGGTTCAATGCTGGGGCTGGACCCCAGCAGCCGACAGCGCCTGGTCGGTCTGGCCGGGAAGAAGAACGAAAACCCATTCCTGAAGATGATTACGCCATGAGCCGAAAAGCCTATCCCAATGTTAACGCAGCAAATCAGTACGCAAGGCATGTTGTCGCCGGAAAGATTCCAGCATGCCAGCATGTTATTGATGCCTGCCAGCGACATATTGACGATTTGTCAAAATCGCAGGGAAAGAAATTTCGATACCGTTTTGATAAAGATTTTGCTGAACGCGCAGCCAGGTTTATTCAGCTTCTTCCACATACAAAGGGAGAGTGGGCATTCAAACGAATGCCGATCACGCTGGAGCCATGGCAATTATTTATTATTTGTTGCTCCTTTGGGTGGGTCCATAAAGGTACCCGACTGCGCCGGTTTAGAGAGGTTTACACAGAAATACCTCGTAAAAATGGGAAGTCAGCAATAAGCGCCGGTGTGGCGCTTTTTTGTTTTACTTGTGATGGTGAATTTGGTGCAGAAGTATACTCAGGTGCAACTACTGAAAAGCAGGCATGGGAAGTATTTCGTCCTGCGCGGCTGATGTGCAAACGCACGCCACTACTCGTTGAAGCCTTTGGAATAGAGGTTAACGCCAAAAATCTCAGCCGACCTGAAGATGGTGCCAGATTTGAACCGCTGATCGGTAATCCTGGTGACGGGCAGTCACCGCATTGCGCTATTGTTGATGAATACCATGAGCATGAAAGCGATGCGCTGTATACCACAATGATTACCGGCATGGGTGCTCGTAGACAGCCAATAATGTGGGCTATAACCACTGCGGGTTATAACATTGAGGGTCCTTGCTACGATAAGCGTCGTGAAGTTATAGAAATGCTGAACGGAACGGTGCCGAATGATGAACTTTTTGGCGTCATTTACACCGTTGATGAGGGTGATGACTGGACCGATCCTGCTGTTCTTCACAAAGCAAATCCCAATATGGGGGTGTCGGTTTACTCTGATTTCCTCTTAAGCCAACAGAACAGAGCCAAAAATAATCCCCGCATGGCCGGGATATTCAAAACGAAACACCTGAATATCTGGGTCGCTGCCCGCGCTGCATATTTCAACCTGTTAAGCTGGCGAAAATGTGAAGATAAAACTCTTACCATTGAGCAATTTGAAGGTCAGCCCTGCATTCTGTCTTTTGACCTGGCGCGCAAACTGGACATGAACTCTAAGGTTCGTTTATTTACCCGTGAAATAGACGGGAAACGGCATTACTACTGCATATCTCCGCGTTTCTACGTCCCTTATGACACGGTATACAGCAACGATGTTGACGATCACCGCACCGCTGAGCGGTACCGGAAATGGGTTGAAGCAGGGCTTATCACCATCACCGATGGGGCGGAGATTGATTATCGCGTAATACTGGAAGACGCCAAGCGTGATAATCAACAGACCCCGGTTGAACAAAGCCCCATCGATCCACATGGCGCGACAAACTTATCCCATCATCTGGCTGATGAACAGCTTAATCCGATAACGATTATCCAGAATTACACCAATATGTCGGACCCGATGAAAGAGCTTGAGGCTGCAATAGAGGCGGGGCGTTTCCATCATGACGGAAACCCGATTATGACCTGGTGTATTTCAAACGTAGTGGGTAAGAATTTGCCGGGAAATGATGATGTGGTTAGGCCGATAAAAGAGCAGAACGAAAACAAAATAGACGGTGCTGTAGCTTTAATAATGGCTATTGGTCGCGCGATGCTCAATGAAGAACGCGATTTCCTGTCTACTCTCGACCAGGATGAAGGGCTTTTAATTCTATGAAAACATTTATCACTGATGCAATCGGGTTGGCCGGGTTCGGTTCTCTCGCTGCAGGCGTCTATCTCCAGTTCGGGCTGGCACCGTCTCTGATGATGTCAGGTTTCCTGCTTCTGCTTTATGCGCTGGTGGTGGCTATGAGGGGAAAAAATGCTTCTTGATGCCTTGTTCCGTAGTGAATCTCTGGAAAATCCTGTCACCCCGATCACGGGAGAATCAGCAGAAACAGATAACATTTTTGCTCGCGACGTGTTTGTCAGCCCGGAAACGGCGATGAAACTGGCTGCTGTTTACGCCTGTATTTATGTAATTTCCTCAAATATTGCACAGATGCCGCTTCATGTGATGCGGAAAACTAATAATAAGGTTGAAGCCGCTCGCGATCATCCGGTGTTCTACCTGGTGCATGATGAACCGAATGTATGGCAGACCAGCTACAAATGGCGAGAGTTAAAACAGCGTCATATTTTAGGCTGGGGTAATGGTTATACGTGGGTAAAACGTTCCAGGCGTGGGGAGGTTTCTGGGCTTGAATGCTGTATGCCATGGGAAACGACGTTGCTTAATACTGGCGGTCGTTATACCTACGGTGTTTACAATGAGGAGGGGGCTTTTGCCATTAACCCCGACGATATGGTGCATATCCGCGCGCTGGGGAATAACCAGAAAATGGGGCTCAGTCCGATTATGCAACATGCCGAGACAATTGGTATGGGAATGAGCGGGCAAAAATACACCAGTTCATTCTTTAACGGCAATGCGCGGCCAGCGGGCATTATTTCAGTCAAGCAATCCCTGAATAAGGAAAGCTGGGGCTGGCTTAAAGAGCAGTGGCAAAAGGCGGCACAGGCGTTACGCAGCCAGGAAAACAAAACCATGCTGCTGCCTGCCGATCTGGATTACAAAGCTTTAACTGTGTCACCAATTGACGCCCAGATCATCGACATGTCTAAGCTTAACCGCTCAATGATTGCCGGGATATTCAACGTTCCTGCGCACATGATTAATGATCTCGAAAAAGCCACCTTCTCAAACATTACGCAGCAGGCCATTCAGTTTGTCCGCTACACGATCATGCCGTGGGTAACGAACTGGGAGCAGGAGCTTAACCGACGGCTGTTTACTCGTGCGGAGCTGGCGGCAGGGTATTACGTCCGGTTTAACCTGACAGGCCTGCTACGCGGAACCCCGCAGGAGCGTGCGCAATTCTACCACTTTGCGATCACTGATGGCTGGATGAGCCGCAACGAGGCGCGAGCCTTCGAAGATATGAACCCGGTAGACGGCCTGGATGAAATGCTGGTAAGCGTGAATGCGGCTAACCCGGCAGACAATTTTAAGGCACCAAAAACCGACGAGGAAAAAACCAATGAATGACCGTGAAACACGCTGCTATAGCGGGGAAGTTCGCGCGGAACAACGCACCGATGAACCCACCCGCATTCTGGGTTACGGATCGGTGTTTAACAGTCGCTCGGAACCTCTCTGGGGTTTTCGTGAAATTATCAAACCCGGTGCTTTTGACGATGTGCTGAATGATGATGTTCGCGGGCTGTTTAACCATGACCCTAATTTTATCCTTGGTCGTAGCGCTGCCGGAACGTTGTCACTGTCTGTAGATGATCGCGGTCTGCGTTACGACATTACCGCGCCGGATACGCAAACCATTCGCGACCTGGTACTAGCACCGATGCTTCGCGGTGACATTAACCAGTCGTCCTTTGCCTTTCGAGTCGCCCGTGATGGTGAGCACTGGTATGAGGACGACGAAGGGGTAGTTATTCGCGAAATATCGAAGTTTTCCCGGCTGTTTGATGTCAGTCCGGTGACCTATCCCGCATATCAGGAGGCCGATTCCGGCGTCCGATCGATGAAAGCCTGGCAGGAGGCGCGCGACAGTGGTGCGCTACATAACGCCATTAATCAACGAATGGCGCGTGAGCGCCTGCTGACTCTTCTTAACGCGTAAGGAAAAACCATGAAACTGCATGAAATGAAGCAAAAACGTAATACCATCGCCACTGATATGCGTGCTCTGCACGATAAAATTGGTGATACCACCTGGACCGAAGAGCAGCGCACTCAGTGGAACGCCGCAAAATCCGAACTGGACGCGCTTGATGAGCGTATCGCTCGTGAAGAGGAATTGCGCCGCCATGATCAGTCTTTTGTTGATGAACAGGAGCCTGAACAGCGCCAGCGTCAGGAAAGTCCTGAAATGCAGGCAGAAGTGCGCCGTGCTGCTGCATTCGATCGTCTCCTGCGCCATGGCTTCGGTGAGCTGACTGCTGAAGAACGTCAGGCCGTTAAAGAACTTCGTGCGCAGGGAACGACACCTGATGATAAAGGTGGTTATACGGTCCCTACCCAGATGCGAAATACCATCATTGATGCCATGAAAGCTTACGGCGGGATCGTGAGCGTTGCGCAAATCCTCAATACTTCAAACGGTCAGGATATTACCTGGTCCACTTCTGATGGTACTGCTGAAGAGGGGGAACTGCTTGCAGAAAACGCTGCAGCAACGGAGGGGGATGTGACATTCGGCACCGCAATCCTGGGGGCTAAAAAACTGTCATCCAAAATTATCCGCGTCTCCAATGAACTGCTGCAGGACAGCGGTGTAGATATTGAGGCATACCTGGCTGGACGTATTGCGCAGCGTATTGGTCGCGGTGAAGCCAAATATCTCGTGCAGGGTACCGGTGCTGGTACACCTCAACAACCTAAAGGGCTGGCGGCTTCAGTCACCGGGACTGTTTCTGCGGCGGCGCCCGCAGCATTCACCTGGCAGGAAATGAACAGTCTGAAACATGCGATTGATCCGGCATATCGCGGTGGTCCAAGTTTCCGCTGGGCGTTTAATGACGGCACTCTTCAGGTAATCGAAGAGATGGTGGATGATCAGAAGCGCCCTCTTTGGCTACCGGATGTTGTTGGTGGTTCCCCGGCAACCGTTCTTGGTATTCCCTATGTAATTGATCAGGCGATTGATGCTGCGGCAGCTAGTAAGAAATTCATTTTCCTTGGTGATTTCAATCGCTTCATTGTTCGCCGTGTTTCCTACATGACACTGAAGCGTCTTGTTGAGCGTTACGCAGAGTATGATCAGACCGCATTCCTGGCCTTCCATCGTTTTGATTGCGTGCTGGAAGATACAGCGGCCATCAAAGCGCTGGTGGGTAAGGCGCCGTAATCAATACTTCTGCTGTCTCCTGATGCCGCGTAAGCGGTTTTTTTATGCCCGCAGTTCGCTGCGGGCCGGGTAAAACGATGAGCGAAATGATAGAGAAGATAAGGGCTCAGTGTCGGATCGATGCTGACGATACAACGGAAGATGAAATGTTATTGCTCTACTACGGTGCCGCAAGGCGTATGGCAGAGAATTACATTAACCGAAAACTGTATGAAGATAAGGTACCTGAATCTGATCCTGATGGACTCAGTATTGCTGACGATATCCTCCTGGCATTGATGCTTCTCGTTGGGCACTGGTTTGAAAACAGAGAACCAGTCAATGTCGGAAATATTGTTACCACCTTCCCGTTTGGTTTTGAGTCTTTGCTTCAACCGTACCGATACATACCACTGTAGGGAGGGAATATGCAGGCAGGTCGATTACGCCATCGCGTTACTATCCTTAACTTTGCTTCTTTTCGCGATACGACAGGCCAGCCGGTTGAAGAGTGGCAGGAGGGAAAGACCATATGGGCGGAGGTGCTGGGCATCAGTGGCCGGGAGCAGTTGCAATCGGGTGCGGAAACGGCGCAGGCAACGATCCGGGTGTGGGTCCGTTTCCGGCGTGATGTGACTGCTGCTTCAAGATTAAAAGTGCTGACAGGTCCATTTAAAGGCGCGGTACTGAATATCATCGGTCCTCCCATACCCGACAGTAAAGCCACCAGGCTGGAAATACTCTGTAAAAATGGAGCGGAAAAATGATTGATATCAGTCTGGATTTTTCTGGCCTTGAAGCGATTTCCCGCGATCTTGAATTACTGAGCCGCGCCGAAAACAACAAAGTTCTGCGTGATGCCACTCGAGCTGGTGCTGAGGTTCTGAAAGACGAGGTGATAGTAAGAGCGCCTGAACGAACCGGAAAGCTGAAGAAAAACGTTGTGGTGCTGACGCAGCGATCGCGTAAACGCGGTGATATTTCATCCGGTGTTCATATTCGTGGTCGAAACATGCGAACGGGTAACAGCGATAATTCAATGAAAGCCTCCGATCGACGCAACGCGTTTTACTGGCGATTTGTCGAAATGGGCACAGTGAATATGCCCCCACATCCTTTTGTTCGTCCTGCGTTTGATACGCGCGAAGAACTGGCCACGCGAGTCGCTATGAAACGCATGAACCAGGCGATTGATGAGGTGCTGAGTAAATGACGGAAGATAACCTTTATCTTTTGCTGAAGCCTCTGGCCGGTGGACAGGTTTATCCTTACGTTGCGCCGTTGGGTAGTGATGGTCAGCCCTCGATATCGCCACCATGGGTAATTTTTTCACTTATTTCTGATGTGACCGCCGATGTTCTTTGCGGACAGGCCGAATCCGGGATATCGGTTCAGGTGGATGTTTACTCACTGACTCTCAAAGAGGCGCGGAATCTTTGTGAGATGGCGCTTCAGGTGGTTAAGCCACTCAATCCCACCAATATAAGCAAAACCCCTGGTTATGAACCAGAGAACCGGTATTACCGGGCGACGCTGGAATTTCAGGTCACTGCCTGACAAGTCCATTAACTCACAGACCCGCTACGGCGGGTTTTCTATTTTCAGGAGACAAATATGTCCTCACTGTATGAAAAATCGCAGGGTACTAAAATTCAGATCACCTCTGCGCCAGCGACACTGGATACGATTGGCGCCGCAACCTGGCTGGATTTGCACTGTACTATCAAAGAAGTCCAGTTTACTGGCGGTCAGAAGCAGGACATTGATGTCACCACGCTGTGTTCCACCGAGCAGGAAAACATCAACGGCCTGGGTGCCCAGTCAGAAATCTCCATGTCCGGTAATTTTTACGTTAACCCGGCACAGGATGCGCTGCGTGAAGCTTACGATAACGACACCACGTATGGTTTCCGGATTGTCTTCCCGTCTGGTATTGGCTTCCAGTTCCTGTCTGAAGTCCGTCAGCATACCTGGTCTTCAGGAACAAACAGCGTGGTGGCCGCAACGTTCTCGCTACGCCTGAAAGGTAAGCCGACGAAAATTGATAACGCGCTGCGGCTTACCACCGATCTGCCTGACACCAAATCTGTTTCCTCTGGTGCGGCATTGTCACTGACGGTAGTAGCTGCCGGGGGAACAGCGCCTTATTCCTACGTCTGGAAGAAAGGCGGCAGCGCGGTTAGTGGACAGACGACAGCAACCTTCAACAAGGCAAACGCTGCTGTAGGTGATGCCGGTGATTACGTTTGTGAAGTTACCGACGCCTCCACACCTGCTGGAAAAGTTACCTCAGCAACCTGCGTCGTAACGGTAGCGTAAATCATCTTCTTTAATCAGGGATAAAAAATGGCTAAGAGTCTTAAAGAACTGGCGCTGTCCAGGGCGTCAGCATTTCGTCATATTGATGTAATCGTGCCGGAATGGGATGGCGTGAAAGTTGTTCTTCGTGAACCATCAGCAGAAGCATGGCTTCACTGGCAGGATGTAATTAAACCGAGAGAGACGGAAGGCGAGTTATCTATCTCTGAACGGGCACACCGTAATCTACGCGCTGATGTTACGCTTTTTATCGATGTGTTGTTTGATGAGCATGGCGAACCGGTGTTCAGTAAGGAAGATTTTGCCGAGGTTGAATCGGTTTATGGTCCAGTCCACGCGCGTCTTCTTCGTCAGGCACTCAACCTGACAACTGATCAAAAGGAGGCTGAGGGAAAGTAGCTCAGCCCGGAATGCGGTTTTTGATGTCGCTGGCGCTTCGTATGGGGCGCACTCTTTCAGAGCTTCAGGTAGTGATGTCAGCCAGTGAACTTAGGCTGTGGGCTGAGTTTGATAAACATAGTCCAATAGGTGACATTCGTGGTGACATTCAGGCGGCGCAAATTGCTACCGCTGTGTTTAATGCACAGGGCGGCAAGGCCACTATGAGTGATATGTTGCTGCGATGGCAGCGTGATCATGATGAAGAAGAGGCCGATCCATTCGCAGGGCTTGAAAAAGCATTGATTGCCGCAACGCAATAATTCTTCACACAACTCAATTACAGATATACGATTACCTCTGGAAATCATTGGAGGAATCATGGAGCCACTTTTTGTTGTATTCGGTGTTTTTGGTTGGCTAATCAATTTAATTATAGTTTTTTATTTATTACGTGTTAGTGTTAGGGCAAATGAACAGGTAGAAGCCCTTAAAGAAATAAATAAAAAGCAAGATGCTCAAATTGATTTATTGATACAAATAGCCCACCGAGAAAAATGATTATATGTGAGCCTCGCTTCGGCGGGGTTTTTTATTAGGTGGATTATGGCAACTCTCCGTGAACTGATAATTAAAATTTCTGCGAATTCTCAGTCCTTTCAGACAGAAATTTCTCGCGCTTCTCGAATGGGTAATGATTATTATCGCGTAATGCAAACTGGAGGTCGCCAGGCTGCAGCAGCTTCACGCGAGACACAAAGAGCGCTTGCCGAAGTAACCAATCAGATTAACACCGCCAAAGCATCTGCATTGGGTATGGCTGGCGCGTTTGCAGGGGCTTTTGCTACAGGTCATCTAATTTCACTTGCTGATGAGTGGAACTCAGTGAATGCGCGACTGAAACAGGCATCACAGTCATCTGATGATTTTAGCGAATCCCAGCGAGCACTGATGGAAATTAGTCAGCGTACAGGAACTGCTTTTTCAGATAATGCCAGTTTATTTGCCCGTTCCGCTGCATCAATGCGTGAATTTGGATATAGTTCAGAAGAAGTATTAAAAATAACAGAATCTATATCAACTGGGTTGAAGTTATCAGGTGCCAGTACATCTGAAGCTAGTTCTGTTATTACTCAATTCAGCCAAGCGCTGGCTCAAGGGGTTTTACGCGGTGAAGAATTCAACTCTGTTAATGAAAACGGTGATCGCGTAATCCGTGCTCTGGCGGCGGGAATGGGGGTTGCTAGAAAAGATCTTAAAGCAATGGCTGATGCCGGACAATTAACCGCTGACAAGGTAGTTCCTGCGCTTGTAAGTCAATTAGGCACACTCAGGGGTGAGTATGAAGCGATGCCTCAGACTGTTTCAGCTGCGACTACAAAGGTTGAGAATGCGTTCATGGCATGGGTTGGCGGTGCGAATGAAGCCACTGGGGCAACTAGCGCCCTTGTTAGTGTGCTCGATACGGTCTCAAGCAATATTGACACTGTAGCTACTGCTGCTGGGGTACTGGCTGCTATTGGCGGTGCCAGATATCTTGGGGGAATGTTTGGTGACATAGGGAACCAAACAGCGCAATTGATTGATGCCCGTAAAAATGAAATTGCCCTTGCGGCCGCTCGTGCCGAGTCCGCAACTCAATCACAGCGTAAAGCCGCTGCTGATGCTATAGCCGCAGAACGTACTTATCAGCTTGCTAAGTCTGAGTTGGATCTTGCCAGAAATACTAACGCTGAGGCTACGGCAACACAGAATGCTATTATAAAGCGTCGCGCGATGATTGCAGCTAATGCGACGTTGGTTCAATCAAACCGTGTTGCTTCTGCATCTCAGGATGCTCTTAATAAAGCAACCTCAGCGATGAATTTGTTTAAAAACGGAGCATCCGGGCTGCTTTCGTTAGTCGGAGGAATTCCAGGTATTTTGATGCTTGGTGCGGGTGCTTGGTACACAATGTACCAGCGGCAAGAACAAGCTCGTGAATCAGCTATCCAATATGCGGACACAATCGAACAGGTCAGAGAAAATTTAAAATCGATGTCTCAAACCCAGATATCGGCAAACCTTGGGCAAGCTAATATTTCACTTGATGCTCAAGATTATTCTATCGAGCAGCTAAAACTAAAAATTGCAGAGTTATCAAACCAATTCTATAACGCCAAACAAGCGGCGCAGTCTGCCTCAGAGGGGACGTGGCTATATAATGATGCTACTGAAAAAGCTGCAACATTTGCATCAGAACTAGCTATTGAAGAGGGGCGTCTTGAGCAGATGCTAAATAAGCGTCATAAAACTCAAGACTTAATAAACGACATTACGAGTGAGGCAATAGATAAAACCGTTGAAATGGCTGGTGCTGTTGGCTCATTAACGGAAATGTATACACGACTGAACAAAGTCACTGGACTAGTGACGATGCCAACGCCTACTTATGCAGGTCCTGTTTTACCCACCCTTGACCAAAAACAGCAGGCCGCTATGGACAAAGTGCAGCGGCAAAATGAATTAGCTGGTTTAAAGGGGATTGAAAAAACCAAAAGACAGGCAGAATTTGAAGCGTCTGACCTTAATCTTCCTGCTGGTCAATATGAAAAATATATAAATCTATCTGTTGAAGGAGAACGAAAGCTTCAGGCTATTCGGGATAGCAATCGGCAGAGTCGTGGTAAGTCGGATGCAGAAAAAACGGCGGATACTTACGACAAACTCATTAAGCAGCAGAAAGAGCAAATCGCTCTGGCTGGTCAAAATACCGAACTGGCAAAACTGAAATATCAGGTTAGCCAGGGGGAGCTTACTTCTCTCACCGAAGCGCAAAAACAAACCTTATTGCAGAATGCAGCGTTGATTGATCAGCAGAAAATCCGCGAACAATTAGCGGCGTATGAAGCTAACCTTGCTGATTCGAATGCCAGTGCCAGGGCATCTAACCAGGCAGAACTTACCGGGTATGGGCAGGGAAGCCGAATGCGTGAACGTATGCAGGAAATGCTACGCATCCGAGAGGAATTTCAGCAGAAAAACGTTGATCTGCAGCGACAGTACCAGTCAGGTGATATTTCTGAAGACCTATACCGTCAGGAACTGGAGCTTAATAAACGTTATCTTGATGAACGGTTACGAGATCAGGAAGCTTACTACTCAGCTTCTGACGCTCAGCGCAGTGACTGGACAACGGGTATGCGTGAAGGTTTTGCGAACTGGGCTGACACTGCTTCTGATTACGCATCACAGTCTGCTGACCTGGTGAATAACGCAATGTCCGGGCTGGTGGGTAACATATCTGATGCACTGGCCGGTAATAAGGTTGACTGGGAAGACTGGGCCAGTTCTGTGCTCCAGTCTATGCAGAAAATTATCCTCAATGCGATGCTGGTGGATTCTTTGCGCTCAGCCAGTAACAGCGGTTTTTTCAGTTCGATCGGCGGTATGTTTGGGATGGGGGCAGGCGCTGCATCTGGCAGCACTCCTTCTGGCGCTTATAACTCTGCCGCATCTGGCATAAAGTTAAATGCGAAAGGTGGCGCATATGCATCTGAAAGTCTTAGCGCTTACAGCAACAGCATTGTTAGCACACCGACATATTTTGCTTTTGCAAAAGGCGCCGGGCTTATGGGGGAGGCGGGGCCGGAAGCCATTATGCCGCTGACACGATCAGCTGATGGTTCGCTGGGTGTTCGCATGGTTGGCAGTCAGCCAGCAGCAACAGGTAATGGAGAAATTCACATCACTCAGCATTTCAATATTTCAGGTAATGGAGATGCTGCGCTTCAACAAGCCATGGAAGAGGCGGCAAGAAAAGGAGCTAATGATGGCGCTAAACAGGCTCGTCAGGCAATGCTCGAAGATTTTTCTAATCGTGGACAGGGTAGGCGACTACTTGGTGTATAAGACGGGAGTGAAGTATGGCTGCGCTTGAATGGCCGGAAGATGTCTGTCCCGCGTCGCTGACATGGCGACCTGAGAGTAATACCAAAACCTTTCGTTCCCCCTTCAATGGCTCATCGCAGACAGCACGCTTTCCCGGTACCCGCTGGGTCTGTTCCCTGACCTTTAATAACCTGACAGATGAAAAATCCAGACGTATTGATGCTCTGGTGGCTTCACTCGATGGCGAGTATGGCAGGGTAAAAGTTCGCGACTGGGGGAGAAGTGGCAGAGCGCCAGCGGGCGTGCCTGTTGTTGATGGTGCTAATCAGACAGGAACTCAGCTTCAGAGTAAGGGCTGGACACCGGGAACAGTGGTTCTCAGACAGGGAGATTACTTTACTGTTAATGACGAGCTGAAGATGGTCACAGTTGATGTGACGAGTACTGCGAACGGTACCGCAATGATTGCATTTGCGCCTATGTTGCGTAGCTCGCCACCGGCTAATGCTGCCATTGAAGTTGCGAAACCTTACGGTATTTTCAAACTGAAAGATAACCAGCAGGGGGCCGGTAACCGCGTTCCGGGTGTTTTTACCAGTTACACGCTGGAGCTTGAGGAGGCATTTTAATGCTGTATTCCCCGTTTTCTGATTCGATGGTGGACTGGTTATCCCGCGACAGGGTGACGGTTGCGATCGCCGCTAATATTCAGTTTGAATCCGGTACCGTCTATGTGCATTCCGGTACCGGGACACTGGTTCTCGGCGGTTATGTCTATTACGGTATGGGGCGCATGGGTTCTGTTGATGATGCCAGCGAAACCAGCACGACCAGCCCGACGCAGGTCAAAATGACTCTTTCTGGCCTGGATATGGCCCTCTTTGCCACCACGCTTAATGAACGCTGTGTGGGCAGAAATGCCGAAATCTATCTTGTGGCCATGGATGATAACGGTGTTGTCCAGGTTGCCGATCTCCTGTTTAAAGGGCGGGTATCCAGTACGGGGGCGACCGCTGGCGGGACGAACGCCCTGCAGTACACCATCAGTAATATTTTTGAAGACTGGCAGCGTCCTTTCCCCGATCGTTATACCGATGAATCGCAGCAGGCTGCTTATCCCGGCGACCGCATATTCCGGTATGTGGCGCAGATGTCTGAACGTTCGATTTACTGGGGCAGTAAAAAAGATGCACCAGGATTTACCTATAAGTGAGGAAGCATGAAGCATCCGGACTGGCATAACAGATTAATCACCGTAATAAGGGCCGCTGAAAAGAGGCCTTTTTTATGGGGCAGTCATGACTGCTGCCTGTTCGCGGCTGACTGCGCTCAGGCCATGTGCGGCGAGGATTTTGCGGCAGGCTGGCGCGGAACCTACGACAGCGAGCATGGTGCTAAAAAGGCGATATTGCGCGGTGGCGGTTCGCTTGAAAAGGTGCTGGCCCGTTATCTCGATGAAGTGCCTGTGAAGCTGGCGCAGAGAGGGGATATTGCCGTGGTTGAAAATGCCGGGGCGCGATGCGCCGGGGTAGTGTATTCCGGCGTTGTGTGGGTACCTGGCGAAACTGGTCTTGTCAGTCTGCGGGTTAAACCGCTGAGTGTCTGGAGGGTGCGTTAATGCCTGCTGCTGTTCCTATTGTTGCCACCATTGCCGCAGGTGTGGCGGCGGCAAATGAAATGTATGCCATCGCGATGGTTATTACCGTTGCCGCACAGATTGCCACTCAGGCGCTGACCAAGACCCCGTCGCTGAATTCCTACCGTGATACGTCTGAACGCAAACAGGTTCTGCGCGCTGCGGCCAGTGCCAAAACCGTTGTGTATGGTCGCTCCACATCAGCAGGCACTCTGTTCTTTTCCGAAGAACAGGCTGGCGAACAGGATGATGGCGAAATGCTTCATCTGGCCATTGCCCTGGCAGGACATCCGTTATCCGGTGTACAGACTGTCTGGCTGGGTGATGAGCCTATCAGTAGCTATCCTGAGCATGCCTTTTTCGAGCTGCACACCAACCGCCAGACGGCGGACCCCTACATGCTGGAAAACTGCCCGTCATGGAAAGAAGACATGATCGGTAAAGGACTCACCTGGCTGCGCGTATCCCTTAAATTCAATGCTGAAAAATTCCCGGCAGGCATCCCTAACATCAAGGTCGAAAAACAGGGGCGGGCTATTTATGACCCCCGCACCGGGTTGACGGGTTACAGCAACAATGCGGCGCTGGTTATCCTGGACTATTACCGCAATTACCTGAAAGTACCCGATACCGATATTCTCTGGGACCAGTTTAAGGAAGCGGCGAACATCTGTGATGAGGATGTGATTACTGGCGGTAATACCATTGAGAAGCGATATACCATCAACGGTGAGTTCGATCTCAGTGAAAACAAGGTCAGTATTCTGGAAGGGATGCTGGCAGCCTGCGCCGGGGATGTAACGTATACCGCGGGCAAACATGGCCTCCTGGTCGGTGCTTATTATGGTCCTGCAACAGAGGTGATCACTGAGAGCCAACTGGCCGGCGATATCGAAATCATGCCGGAAGTCTCTCAGGCGGAACGTGTTAACACTATCAAGGGGACATTTGTCGATCCGCAGCAGGGCTATACCGAAGCGGATTTCCCTTCTGTGTCTGTCAGTGAATGGGTGACGGAAGACGGCGTGGAAATATCGCAGGATATGAAGCTGCGATTTGTGACCTCTGAATTTCAGGCCCAGCGTCTTGCAGATGTGAAGCTAAAGCGCACCCGTATCGCCAGAACCATGAACGTTACGTTGAACCTGAGCGGGTACCGTTACCGCCCGGGAATGTATGTGAAGGTGAATTTCCCATCTATCGGCATCGTGAATGTTGAGATGCGGGTAACTGACTGGAAGTTCGGCGTGCAGAATGGCGTGCAACTGACGCTGAAGCAGGAAACAGCAGATGTCTGGGGCGACGCCGTTGGTAAACCGATTGAGCGACCGCCGTTCACTCAGTTGCCATCCGGTGGAGTGGCGCAGCCGCAGAATCTGAAATACACCGTGGAGGAAATTGGGCAGGTAGTACAGGGCATTCTTTCCTGGCAGAATATCGGGCAGGTGGTCTACAACAAAGTGATCATTCGTCGCAATGGTCAAATAGTGATGTCCGTCCAGGTTCCGGGGACGTTCACGCGTCTTACCGGATTACCGAAAAATACCTACACAGCCCACGTTATTGCCGTAAACCAGATGGGGGCAGAATCGCCAGAAGGGTATCTGGAATTCAGCATTGAAGCCCCGCCAGCACCTTCCCATGTTGATATTGAGCAGGGTTTCTTTGCCGTCACGTTGATCCCACGTCTGGCTGCAATTACCAGTGTTTCCACGCAGTTTGATTTCTGGACGTCAGGCGAAACAAAGCTACCCAATACCTCAACAGCCACCGTGGAAGCGAATGCCAGCCGCGAGGGGATGGGAACAACCTGGACCAGCAATCAGCTACAGGTTGGACATACCTATTACTGGTACATCAGGACGATAAATGCCTTTGGCGCCTCCGGCTTTATCGAGGTTCCGGCACTGTGTTCTATGGATACAGGCGGTTTGTTCGATCTCATTGATGACGGAATACAGAAGTCAGATGCGTTCCAGAATGTTAAAGACGGAGTTGATACTAACCTTGAAGGCATTATGGAAAATGCTCTCGCCGGTCATGGGACGGTCCAGCGTCAGTTTGAACAGTATGGTGAAGTTAAAGCTGAAATTATGACGGTCAGGACAACAGTGGCAAATCTGGATGGTGCATTTGCTGAACTGGCTGATTATGTACAGGCGCAAATCGGTCCTGATGGACAGTTGATGGCTGCTGTAAACCAGAAGATGACAGCTGAAGTAAAAAGTGACGGAACAGCCAAAGCCTCTTACACCCTGAATATGGGTATTGTCAGGAACGGTGTGAAATATAATACCGGGTTCGGCATGTCCATTGAGCCGGATGGCAGCGGTTATAAATCCACAGTTGTATTTGCTGCTGATCAGTTTGGTATTTATTCCGGAAGTGATCCGGGAAATTACACTGCTGCATTTTTTGTCTATAACGGACAAGTATTTATCCGTGATGCACTAATTCAGGATGGCAGTATCACCAATGCAAAAATTGGCAACTATATCCGGTCTACCTCTTTCGTCCCGGGTCCTTATGGAGCAGGGTGGAATATCGACAAAAACGGGAACTGTGAATTTCATGGACAGTTTTATGCGAATAGCGGTCAGTTTTCATTTAACGGTACCAATAACACAGTTGTTATCAACGGCAATGGAGTAACAGTTAATCTGCCTGGTGGTGGGCGGGTTGTCGTCGGGAGGTGGTCATAATGCCGGAAGGTATTCTGATTGATTACAACGATGGGCGCCCGGCAATGGCAATTACAGCGGGGTTGCGCGCCCCCAGTTTTTGCACAACGTTCTCGGGCTGGTCATCCCAGTCAATGCAGTACCCGGTCAATACGCCACTTGTTCCTGGTTCACAGGCTATCGTGGTGCCTACCAACCCTATTTACATCTATTCCTTTGCTGAATTTGATGTGGCCATTATGACGGGGGTCACCCGAAACGGGGATGCCGGTATCATCATTGGCGCTGAGACAATCGGGGGTAAAGCCCTCACTCCGGACTGGTCAGGTTATGTCATGGAGTTGCTGCCAGCAGCCACTTATAACGAAGGATTACTGGTTTCAAACTCAACTGACTTCACCGCTATATCCAATCAGGCCGCGTTGATGACCTGCGCTTATTCCGGGCGCATTACGGTTAGCGGCAGCGCGCCGCTTCCGGTGAGCGGTATTCCTTTCGGTAAATGGGATAACCCGAATGTGTCGGTGGGGTTTGATGGCGGCAACATCATCGTTCGCGATATTTCCTACACAGGGCGGGATGACTTAGAAGGCACAGCGACGATTGACCTGGTGATATTCAACCAGACGGCTCCTGTCGGTGGCGACGGCATCACAATGACCAACGCCGCAGGCCAGGTCACGTTCTCCACGCTGAAACGCCCCTTTGTCTATGACCGACAAATCCAGATCACTGATGCCTTTCAGGATATTGGCGGCGGATTTTGCCAGATAGTCTATACCGGCGTTCAGGTACGAATGATTGGTGGATGGGGAAATATCAGAACCAAAGGCGTGGTCATGTCAGGCGGTAGCGTCAGGTCAGCCTACAACAAAGTATTTGCGAACCGTAATTCAGGCGCATGGGATATGACCAGAAACAGAAATATCGCCATGCCCATTCTTATTCTTCCGAACATGTACTGAGGAAAAACTATGTCAGCAGGAACCTTAACTCTGACGAATAACTCTGCCCAGGTATCAGGGGCAGGGACTTCATTCACTACCGAACTGACCGCTGGCGATTTTATTGTTGTCACTGTCGGCGGCGTTCCCTATACGCTCCCGGTTAAGTCCGTGGAAGGTGGTACAGCGTTGACGCTGGTCAGTAACTACACCGGGCCAACACAATCTGGTGTGGCCTGGTCTGCTGTTCCTCGTGTGGCGCTGAATATGGTCACCGCGGCGCTGGTGGCTCAGAGCACAGAAGCGCTTCGAGGCCTGAACTACGATAAACAGAACTGGCAGCAGTTCTTCACCGCTACCGGCGATGTAACCATCACGCTTCCAGACAACAGCCAGACGACAGGACCATCAGCGAAAAAATTAATCAGTAGCGTGGGTGGCAAAGCTGATAAAACAGATCTGGATAAAAAGGCAGACTCACATTTTCCGAGTTTTACCGGGATAATGAATTTTGATGACGGTGCTGCATCAATATACCAGTCATCAGATGTGATGATTATGAGGACTGCCGGCGTTGATCGCTTGCAGCTGAGCTCGAATGGAATTTATTTAGTCAGCGTCATGGATGCGGCGGGGGGTTATCGTTCACGTCAGGGGCAAAATGGGGCGACAACATCAAACGTCTGGAATTTTCACTGGAACGGCTCACTCAATGCATGGGTTGATTCGTCTAACGTCGGTCAGGTGTCACTTGTCACTACATCAGATAAATTTCTGAAGAAAGACATAATTTATCAGTCAGATGAATCGCCAATATTTTACAACCAATGCCTTGATGAGGTATTGCGCTGGAAACCTGCATTATTCAAATATAAAGAGCGCGGGGTTATTCCGGAATCTGATGAGAAGCTCGGGTTTATTGCAAACGACCTTGTTGAAGTATCACCCGAGTGTGTTACCGGAGAGGGTTTGAAAGAAGACTTTGATCCACTCAACCCAGTCGGGGCGTATAGTCTGAACGAAGTCGCAATGCTTGCAAAACTGACCGGAGCAATTCAGGCATTGCAGAAACAAATTACTGAACTTCAGGGCAGTAGGGTGTGATGCCTTTCTTGTGATATGAATTGCCGCAGTCACGTCGTATGCAGAACGGACTGCGGCAGACCGTCACTTAATCTGAAACCATCCACATATCAGCCTCTTCAAACATTTCCTGAACAGTTCGGCTTATCTGTTCCTTCTCGTGCTTGCTGGCGTCAGTGTTGATCGCCGGCAATGTCATCATCGGTTTAACCCGGACATCAGCATCGGGGAAGATCCGGTGAACCCTCCTGGTCAATTCGCCCAGAATGATATCTTTCGCACCGGGCAGACCATCAAAATTCCTTTTGTCATAAACGAGTTCCACGAACATTGATCATTGCTCCTTTACTGGATGGATATACAGTATTTATACTGTGTTTTTATCCGGTATTCAAGAGAGGGCGTAAACATGGGCTTTCCTTCACCTGCGACAGATTATGTTGAAACACGAATCTCCCTCGATCAGCAGCTAATCAGCCAGCCAGCAGCGACTTATTTTATGCGGGCATCGCGTTCACATTTCAGGGAAGGGATAATCCAGGGGCGCTACTGGTTGTTGATGCGTCACGTTCTCCCTGTGATGGCTCGCTGCTGA